GTAGACAGAGTTTATGCAACAGGTTCAAATAAAGCTAAGGTTGAAAAGATTAGTTCACTAGGAATAGAAATTCATACTGACAATAACCCTGATGTAATTACGGAAGTAAATGCATTACCAAACGCACGAGGAGTTAAATTTGAAGAAACATACTAAGATATACTTAGACTACTTTGGATATGGAATAGAAGATTTTATCCCTTGTGAAAGTTGTGGTGCAAAGGCAGTTGACATTCACCATATTGAAGCAAGAGGGATGGGGGGAAACAAAGAGGCAGACAAGATAGAAAACCTTATGGCAATATGCAGATACTGTCATACAGTTATGGGTGACACTAAAACACATATGGAATATTTAAAAAATAAACATAAAGAGAAATTAGATGGCAAAGGGTAAAAACGATTCAACCAAATTAACATTCGGCAAAAGAAAAACAGGACAGGCAAAGAAATCTTATAACAAGCATTCACCTAAACCAAAACCCTACAAGGGACAAGGGAGATAATACTATGAAACAATGGTTTAAACAATTTTGTAGGTTATATATTAAATGCCAAAATAATCAATTCATTGGTAAATTCTAACTATGACAGATAAAAAAATAGAAATCAAAGTCGTTAAGATTAGCGACATTAAATCTAACCCTAATAACCCTAGAATTATCAAAGATGATAAGTTTAAGAAATTAGTTGAAAGCATTAAAGGTTTTCCTGAAATGGCTAATGTAAGACCTATCGTAGTAAATACGGATATGATTGTCTTAGGTGGCAATATGAGATTAAAGGCTATGAAAGAGGCCGGATGGAAAGAAGCACCTATTCAAATAGTAGATTGGGATGAACAAAAGCAAAAGGAATTTATAGTAAAAGATAACGTAGGCTTTGGTGAGTGGGATTGGGATGACTTAGCAAATAATTGGGATGTAGAAGAATTAACAGATTGGGGATTAGACATTCCTGACTTTGCTATAAAAAATGCCGAAGCACAAGAAGATGATTTTGATGTACCTTTAGGTGGAAGCGAAACAGATATTGTATTAGGTGATATATTTGAAATAGGGCAGCACAAACTTTTATGTGGTTCATCTACTGAAACCGATAATTGGAGTAAGATATTTGGTCCAGAGTATGCAGATATGGTTGTGACTGACCCTCCATATAATGTTGCTTATACAGGAAAAACTAAAGATGCATTAACTATACAAAATGATAGTATGGGAGATGAAGATTTTTATCAGTTCCTTTATGACTTTTATACTGCACTTGGTTCTTATACTAAAGCAGGAGGTTCTTGGTATGTTTGGCACGCTGATAGTGAGGGTGCTAATTTTAGAAAAGCAATGTCAGATGCCGGTATAATGGTTAAGCAATGTCTAATATGGGTAAAAAATTCTATGGTAATGGGAAGACAAGATTATCAATGGAAGCACGAACCTTGTTTATATGGTTGGAAAGAAGGTGCATCTCATAGTTGGTATTCAGATAGGAAACAAACTACAATATTAGAATTTAATAGACCTAGTCGAAATGCAGAGCATCCTACTATGAAACCTGTTGAACTAATTGCATATCAAATAACAAACAGTTCTAAATCAGGAGATTTAGTTGCAGATGGATTTTTAGGTTCAGGAACAACAATGATAGCTTCACACCAATTAGGTCGGAGATGTTATGGAACTGAATTAGACCCAAAGTATTGCCAAGTGATTATAGACAGAATGAAAAACTTAGACCCTACATTAGTAATTAAAAAGAACGGAGTACCTTTGTAATAACAAAGAAGTAAATAAGAAGATATGGCAAACGAACAAAATCTAATCCCTGTTCAAAAGGGTGAGATAAGAAACCCAAACGGCAGACCTAGAAAGTATGTTAGTCTTTTGAAGGAGCAGGGGTATAAACTAAGCGAGATAAATGATACGATACAGGTTATGATGTCAATGGATATGGAAGAACTAAATGCAGTATATAAGAATCCAAAGGCAACAATATTAGAAAAGACTATTGCAGGTGCTATGAATAAAAGCCTACAAAAAGGCAGCCTGTATTCACTAGATACTTTATTGACTAGGGTATATGGTAAGCCAAAAGAACAGATGGATATTAAAACAGATAATAAAATTGAGGTTATCTTTATTGATGGCAAAACTATTTTATAGTGCAAATATTCCTGCCAACCCCACATATTAACCAACAGAAGATACTAGAATGCGACAAGCGTTTCAGGGTTGTGATGTGTGGTCGCAGATTTGGTAAGTCAGAACTATCACAGATACTTTCAGTAGCCTATGCCGTTAAAGGGCTTTCTGTGGCTTATATAACCCCTACTTATGGATTGGCAAAGGTTTTCTTTGCAAAGCTAACTGAATCCCTAGAACTGCCTAAAAACAAATCTGACCTTAAAATAGATTTCCCTAACGGTGGGCAGGTGGAATTCTTTACAGGGGAACGATTGGATAATCTTAGAGGTCGTAAGTTTCATTTGGTTATTATAGATGAAGCATCTTTTATCCCTGAATTAGAATCCGGATGGCAAAATAGTATTAGACCAACGCTGACCGATTACAAGGGCAAAGCTATATTCCTTTCAACCCCTAGAGGTAAGAACTATTTTTATAGTCTGTTTATGAAAGCCGGTGAGAATGATTGGGCTTCGTTTAAGTTTACTAGCTATGACAACCCATTTATAGACCCACAGGAAATAGATGAAGCTAGGATGCAATTGCCGAATGTAGTATTTGAGCAAGAGTATATGGCAAACCCTAGTGAGAATAGTGCGAACCCATTTGGTAACAAATTTATACAGGATTGCACAAAGCCTATGAGCAATCAGCCGATAGTGGCATTTGGTATTGACCTTGCAAAGTCAGTTGACCACACAGTAATAATAGGGCTTGATAATGGGGGTAACGTGGCTTATTTTGACAGGTATCAAATGGATTGGCATAATACTAAGGAAAATATTAAACGGCTTCCTAGATGCCCTATATTGGTCGATAGCACCGGAGTTGGTGACCCTATCCTAGAGGACTTACAAAGGGAAGGGATAGCCATTGAGGGGTTGAAGTTTACAAGTTCAAGTAAGCAGCAGCTAATGGAGGGTCTTGCTACTGCCATCCAACAGGGCAGGATAGGCTTCCCTGAGGGAGCAATTACTAATGAGTTACAAGTCTTTGAGTATCAGTTTACTGCTAATGGGGTTAAGTACTCTGCACCTAGTGGATTCCACGATGACTGCGTTATGGCATTGGCTTTAGCGTGGTCTAACTTTAGTATTAGGAGGGGTAACGGCAGATACTCATTTGTTTAATCAATCATAAGAAGTTGCTTTATAGTGCAACTTTGAGCCGTATTTGATTGATAACCGGCTCATTTACCGTTCATCCCTGATATTTACCGTTCATCACAAAGTATACAAAATGTATAAAAGGTATTGATAACTGTTATATATTTGATATATCAAACAAACCAAAAACAATATGAAACAAACATTAAACGAATTACAAAAAGAATTACAAGATTTAAAAATTGCTTATTCAAATAAGTATTTAAATACAAATGAATATTGTATAAGATATTTAACAATAAGTAATAAAATTAAATATGGTATTTATTTAAATAACTAACCCAAAAAGTCAGGGGTGCGACTGACCAACGCACATTTAAAAACAAACACTATGAAACAGAAACAATATAACTTTGAGGCAGTAGTAATAATGATACTAGCTATCTTAGCAACTGCATACATTCAAAATAATTAAACATACTATCCCTGCAACAAACAATCAAATAAATTAAACAATCGGGATGTTGGTTAGTTTCCTAGATGGGCAGGGATATTTTAAAAACTACTATTATGACAAACTACGAACTAAAACAAGGCATATTAGACAGGATGGAAATAGATGGTCTTATTCAAAAGATACAAAGACTTGAAAAGCAATTAGCTGAAAAGGAATTGGAACTTAAAAATATGACTAAGGAATTCATATCATTACAAGAGGAGTTTTATAAAGACTAACCTATGAAGTATATTAAATTCTTTATCATAAGTATTCCAATAGCTTGTTTAATATATGTAATTGTATTATCTTTATGCAAAATCAAAAGCATATGTGGAACAAAATAAATGTTTGGCAATACCAACAGATATACAATGTCTATAATTCAAAGGACAAATACCTAACTGAAATAGAAGTCGATTCTAAGCTAGTATCAATAGTCAATAATATGACGGATGCACAGGTTGATAGCTTATCACTAACCCAATTTAGAAAGCTAAAGAGGAGCATTATATTTCTAACTAAACCCATTGAAGGGAAGCCGGTTAAGTATATATCAATTAACAAAACCAAAAGGTATAAAATAAACTATGATGTGAGCAAGATGCCATTTGCTAGGTATATTGAAAGCAAAGTCTTTAGTGAGGACTTATATAATAACCTGCACAAGTTAGCAGCGACAATGGTTATCCCACAGAAAAGGATATTGGGTATTTGGTTCAAACAAAAGTATGATGCTAGTAAACACGAACAATATTCAAGTGATATGCTGACTGCAAGGTTTATAGATGTTTATCACTCGCTTGTTTTTTTTTATCAAGTATACAGAAATTGGATAGAAGTTTCAAAGGGTTATTTGGAGACCAAAATGATGCAGACAGGAATGACACAGGGCAAAGCGAAAGAGGTGGTTCAAAATTTATGCACTATTTTGGATGGCAATTTTCAACCAAACTTATTGCCGAGTACGAAAGTTGCACAGTTACAGAAGCATATGAACTTAGCACAATAGAATGTTTAAATATACTTTCATACTTAAAAGCTAAGAATGATTATGACAATGAGCAAATAAAGAAGGTTAGATAGATAGTGTTTTTTGATTTGCTGACCCCTGCCCTAAAAAGGTGGGGGTTAGTTATTTTTGTACCTTTGCCCTATTTATTAGTATGAGTATTAGCAGAGCACAGGCACAAGCATTAGGAGATGGGTTTCTAAATACATTAGGTGAGCAACCTATGAAAGAGGGGGAAATGCCTGTTATTGAAAGACTGCTTAAAGACTTTGGTGCTGACTTTATAACTACT